GAGAAGACGACGCTCTTGATGTCGTGAGGAATCGAGGCGTACTGCTTCTGCAATCGTGGATTCTTCCGGATAAAATCGAGAAGCGCCGTCTGGAAGGATGTCCATGAATATTCCTTGTGCAATCCCAGAGTCATTTCCTCGTAGTCTTTGAGCTCACGGTATATGTCTAGATAAAGGGCTAGGTCATGGCCTTTCAACGCGTGGGTGGAGCGGTAGTCGATATAGTGTGCCCTCAAATTGGGGAAAGGACAGTCCTTTTTCTTAAAGGTAAGACAGGCACCAAACGGTGGTTCCCGGAAGCCGTTGAGGATGGTTTGTTGCGACAAATTATTGTCTGCCCAAAAGATGCGGTCGCTCTTGCGGTAGGGAAGCTCCAGGTACAAATCCAAGAGCTTTTCGGGATTCGCCACCAACAACGAATTGATAAGCCCCGGAAACGTGACGGTAGATGCAGAATTCTTGAAACACTCATTGTCCAACGAGATCCCGTGTCGTTCCCCAAAGAAATAGATACGCCTCTCCTTGCCTCCTATTGGAAATAACACCTCGACGAAGACGTCCGGTCCCAAGACGTGGCGGATGTTGGCAATGGGTAACAGAGGTGGAAATTTGGTGGAATAAGCCTTGTACTGTTTTTGTTTTTGTTTTTGTTTTTGTTTCGGGGGCATTCTTTTTATTTTGTTCGAAAAAAATAAAATCTTTACAAAGAGTAGAGAGCGGGATTACTATGCCGAATACTATTGTTTTTAATTCCCTCGTGGTACAAAGCGTTCTTCCCGAAAAACTCAACGTCTCTGTTCAGTTTGGTTTTCAAAATAATAAAAATTGTATAAACGCCACGGTTCCTCCAAACCGACAATCCACCGATACGGGTTTGTACTCCTCGTCCACCCTAGGTCCCGTGTTCATCGTGGAGGACCAGGCTCAATTTTTTGAATCCATCCTGTTGCTCAAAATAAAGCGTGGATGTAAAACATTATATAAAGGCCCTCCTCCTTCCCTTCCTGGTTTCGGGTCCAGTGCACTCCTCGCCACAGTGGACCTTCAAGGCCAAGTCTCCTTTTCGTACAACTCATGAGCTTTTATCGATAACCCACTGAAAATTCAAAAAAGCGCTTGAAAATTCCATCCGAGCGCAAAGAACAGCTCGGCACAGATGGTGTCGTGATAGTATTTCCGGTCGATGGTTTTCAGGATATTGAAATCCTCTTTTCTGCACGGGTACTTGTGCCTCCTCAAGAGCTGGAAGAGAACGTACTGGGTATTGATGAAATTCTTACGCTCCGAGTTCTTGAATTTCTTGTCGTACAGATCCGCCAGCATGTCGAAATCTCGCAACAAATCATTCTCGAGATGGCTAATGTCCGGGGCTGGCTTGTCCGTAAGCTGGTGGTAAATAAGCACCAAATCCTCGTAGTGCTTGGTATGACCCGTTTCTTTCAAAAATAAAAGAATCTGTTCCTTGGAAATGTCCTGAAACGCCACGGAACGGGGCACGTCCTTGTAATTATCTTGTACCAGGCCGTGGAGGACCAGCTGTTCGACGAGGTCGTCCATGACCTTGTTGTCGATGGAGGCATTCTGTTTCCCCTGAAACTGGTTGATGCAGTCGCGGAAATGCGTCCGTCGGTCGTACGTGTATTTGGAAGAAATATTCACACGGTCAATATCCTTGTACGAGATGCTTGTGTGCGTCGTGGTTGTGCTCACATACCCGCATTTCTCGCACACGAAATGATTATCGTGTAGGGAAAACGAATCCTGGTCGCTCCCACAAAGCGTGCATTTTATTTTTGACATGGACTTGGACGCGACCGCCTGAACCTGGATTTCCTTCTCGCGCGCCTCGTCCACTCTTATCTTGTCCCATTGGCTCGAACTGTACTCACGCGGGAAATAACTCTCCACGATACTCATGTACTCTCGGACGATATCCTCCATCTTTTGTGCCGGATTTTCCTTTTCCTTTTCCTCGTCCTCCTCATCATGCTTGTTGCTTACCACGAAATGTATCTTGTTTTGAGACTTTTTGATAGCACAGTACTGGTCGAGCAACGGAAGCGCCCGTAATAAATAGAAATAAAAACTGCGGTCCGGTGGACTCGTCCCTTGTTTCTCCAACGTGTCCAATTTTGTCTTAATGTCCTTGACCACATTCTTGGACGCGTTATTGTTCGACTGCAATGAATCATACAGGTCCTTCCATCTCTGGTACTCATCAACAGGACCGGTCACAGGAAGAGAAGGAGAGGAAGAAGGGAGGTCGGTCTGCTGGAACTTTCTTACCAGTGTGTTATGGATGCTCACGATATCAATAGAAGTGTTGTATGAATTCATGAGAAGATATTATTTATTCCAGGCTATAATTTTCTTTAAATGCGTTTTCAATATTTTTAGCGAGACCGCCGTCAAAAGAATCGGTAGTGTGAAACACAGGACCCTGCAGAGCCCAGAACGCGTCGCTTGTTTTGGATTCAAAATTTTCGAGTGCCCTGTGATACCACCCCTTTATTTTTTCATCAGTACCGACGACCGCGTCACCGTCCCCATCGTTCTTGCTTGCGCGGACGCGCTTCCCGTAAATTGGAAGGAGGCGTGTTTCAAAGTTGTTTGTTTCCAGGACGTGCTTCAAAAACATTTGCGAGTGTGGGGGTTTTGTTCTGCCGTACTCCATCACACGGTCCAACCGGTTCATGACGGTTTTTGCACCCTCGTACGACGTGAAACAGATGCGGTCGTTGACCCCTTTTTGCTGATTTGCACCCCATTCGGGAAGATACACGTGCATTGGCTTGATGGGAAGCCTCTGAAAAATATTCAGGGGATTCATGTAGTGCAAGTCCGGTCGTAAAATCAAGTATCCATCATATTTTCCTTCGGTGTTTTCGAGCAAGCTCCACGCCCTTTTCAGCGAATACAGCTGTCTCAACAGATTTCGCATCGAATTGCGCGTGGGATCCGTCGACTCCCACGGGTTTTGAAAGGTGCAAAACTCGTCGTGGGGTAGCATCTTGTCCACCTCGTCCTGATAATCGACGAGATATTCTTTGGGGTACAGCATCTTCCATTCTTCATTGTCCAGGGGCACATCAGTCTCCTTGCTACGATGATTGGACAAGACTTCCAGATAATACGTATGCAAATACACATCAAATTCAATACCAGCCCTTCGCAAGCTCTTGAAAATATGTCGTTGGATGGATGGAAATGTGGCCTTGAGATTTCTCATCAATCCATAAAACACAATGGCGATTCGCATTGTTATTGCGATTTCTTCTCTCTATCTCTGGCAAGATAAAACAAAAAAATTATGCAAAAAAAAAAATGGTGGTACGAACCTTCCTCATGATATTTTTAAAAAATTAATATTGTCGGAATACAAAAACAGAAAGAATGATGTTTGACCCTTCCAGACCTTGTGGGAGCAAGACACGGGCCATGAACCGCTATTCCCGTAGAGAGCTCCTTCAAATTGCCAAGGCCCTCCACATCAAAGGATACTCCACCATGGACATGGATGCGCTTTGTAACGCCGTTCGGGCACAGCAATTACCTACAACGTCACAATCGCCACAGTCGCTAACAGCCTCTGCACCGGCCTCTGCATCAGCCCTATGCGTGTTAGACCCTAGTCGCCCCTGTGGGAAAAATACTAGCAAGAAAAAAAATAGGTACACCCTTCCCGAGCTCAAGGCCCTGTGGAAGAACGAGTGCAAGGACTTGCCGGAATTCAAGGGACGAAAACCCGTCATGCTCGTCGATTATTGCCACCTCCTGAAGAAGAGGTACATGGACATCAAATTTGTTGCCATCAAAAAATTACCCGAAAAGACGGTCCGCGCATTCAAGAAATGGCTCTCCAATTTTTCGAGACCGGTACCCCAACGAGACACATTGTCTTTCGAGGTAGATACCTACGACTTTGTACTCAAGAATTCTATCGGGACTCTCCAGGTGTTGGAAGGAAAAATATCACAACCCTTGAAACGTCGTCATTTCACCGTTCATCGAGAAATGATTGGAACGGTCTTCCATGTGTTCAAAGCCAAAACCGACCCCCACTATCTCTATAATCCCAATGTCGCCACTACCTTTCCAAAACAATGGATCCAGCAACAGAAAGACTACATCGTGGGTCTTCCATGGTTCAACAAGGTCCGTTTACTGTGCTATTCCTTCGCGGGAGACAAGATTTCCAACTCGTTTATCCTCGGCACCTTTTCCGCCAAAAACGTGGTGGATACCGAATTTCGTACGAATTATAGCAGACGCATCTTTCCTTTAGCCCTTGACATGTACCTTCACACACGCCAATTTTCTACTTTTGAAAAATGGTTAGCCTTTTGTGGACAGGAGGACAACCTTATGGTCGAAACGAAGTGGAGAGACACGTATGACCACATAAAAAAGTTACCATTCGACGAGGCCTATGACCCCATTCTCATGTTTATTTATTTAGAAGTCGATAACATTTCAGAAAAGATGTGGTATACGTGGGCCGGAGAGTACGCCCTTCACCTCAACGCCATTATCAATGATGCACCCCGTGTTCCCTCCCCCGGCTTTTATACGTACCGCGGGGTACAGGATGCCAGCTTTGTTACGGCGAATAAGAACAATGTCTTTCTTAACGAAACCTTCATGTCCACAAGCCTTGCCGTCGAGGTCGGTCTCAAATTCAAAGACCCCAAGAGCGCCTGTTGTCTTTTCACTCTCCAGGTACTCCCCGGTGCCCGGTGCTTGTTTCTGGGGTCCTTGTCTTATTTTCCTCAAGAAATGGAAGTTTTGTTTGCCCCCGGACGACAGCTGTTCATCACCAAGAACAAGTTCAAGGCGAGCAACAAGGACCTCTTGGTGACAAGGTTCAGTCTCATGAATTAGTAACAAAAAAAAAATTAATATTGCCGGGAAAGAAAAACAGAAGCCATGATGTTTGACCCTTCCAGGCCGTGTGGGGGCAAGACACGGTCCAAGAACCGCTATTCCCGTGACGAATTGAACATGCTCGCAAAGTCACTTCACATCAAAGGACGCTCTACCATGGACATGGACGCCCTCTGCGCGGCCGTCAAGAAAAAATCTCCTTTACCACCTCTTGTAGCCACGACACCCACTTCCCCCGTCACACCCTCCAAGTCCCTATGTCTTTTGGACCCGAACCGTCCGTGCGGGAAACATACCGGTAAGAAAAAAAATAGGTATACCCTTCCCGAACTCAAAGCCTTGTGGAAGAAGGAATGCAAGGACCTCCCGGAATTCAAGGGAAGAAAACCCGGCACGCTCGCTGATTATTGTCACCTCCTGAAACAACGGTACACAGACATCAAATTTATCGCGGTCAAAAAATTACCCGAAAACACGGTCAAGACCATCAAAACGTGGCTGTCCAAGGTATACTCACGACCGGTACCCCAGCAGGAAACACTATTTCTTGAATCCGAGTCCTACGATGTCGTGCTCAAAAACGTGGTGTCCACGCTGGAGATATTTTCTTCAGGCAAAGTGACGGGGACCATCAAACGTCATTTCGAGCTTCGTCGTCAAGCGTTAGCCGGGAGTGATTTCAGCATCTTCAAGGCAAAAACCGACCCCCATTACATCTATAATCCCAATGTTGGAAGTCATTTCCCGAGACAATGGCTCAAGGAACAGAAAGAGTATATCTTTGGTCTTCCGTGGATGAATAAGATTCGTGTGCTCTGCTATTCGTACGCGGGAGACAAGATATGCAACTCGTTTTTGCTCGGCACCTTTTCCGCCAAAAATGTCGTGGAAAAAGATTTTCGCACAAACTACACAAGGCATCTCTTCCCTTTAGCCCTCGACATCTTCCTTCACACGCGCCGTTTTGCCACATTTGAAAAATGGCTGGCCTTTTTCGGGTACGAAAACCACCTCTATGTCGAAACGACCTGGGAACACTTTTTTACCGTCATGAAAACCTTTACCTTTGAAAACGCCTACGGGACCATCCTCGATTTTGTGGAACGTGAGACGGTCTACATCACCGACAAAATGTGGTATACATGGGCCGGGGAGTATGCCCTTCACCTCAACGCCATTATTGCGGACGCTCCTCCTGTGCCTTCCCCCGGCATCTATACGTTCCGTGGGGTGGACGACGCTAGCTACATCACGGCGAATAAGAACAATGTGTTTCTCAACGAAACCTTCATGTCCACGAGCCTGGACATGGGGGTGGGACTCAAATTTATGAATTCCTTCACCAACTGCTGTCTGTTCACCCTCCAAGTCCTCCCCGGTTCTCGGTGCTTGTTTGTCGGTGCCTTGTCGTATTACCCTCAAGAAATGGAAGTGTTATTCGCCCCAGGGCGTCAGCTGTTTGTCACCAAGACCCAATTCAAGGCGAGTAATCCAAAGTCGGACGTTCTGGTCACAAGGTTCAGCCTCATGAATTAGTAGTAATGCGGAAGCGTAAGGAAAACACATGGTAAGAAAAGATTTGTATGATAGTATATAACGTTTGTAAGAATACCATAAATAGTATTTAAAGAGAAGCGTTGTATAGATAAAAAATAAAAAATGACCATTCATGTAATGAGTAATCCAAAGGACTTTGTCCGAGAAGCCCACCGGAAGAACGTGCGCTATGAATACTTGGTGGAAGCGTTTGTTTGTATGGGGCAACAAGCCATGTCAAGACTCTTTGTAGGTAAATCGTCGAGGGGTGCTCAAGGGACCGTCAGCGCAGCCACGTTATTGAATTGGAAGGCGACGTTTGAGTTTGTACGCGACAATCCAGAAAAGGAGGACAACGACCCGTACCAGGCTAGGTCCATTGAAAAACATGGAGACGGGTGGGACCGATTCGTGGAATTAATTCGTCAACCGATTCCGGAGCATGAGGTACATTCCTGGGATATTCTCCCGTTAAAAAAACTAGGGGATGAGGCGCTCCGATGGGGTCTGACCATGGGAGTGCGAAACGCCAAGTCTCTCCCTTCTCTGCTCCCGAGAATGAAAGACATGGTCGAACGACGTCGTGCAAATCTATGGGAAACCAACAGGAAAGAAGAGGAGGAGGAACAAAAAAAAGACTATCGATTGATGAATATTTTTCAACTCCGCGAACTCGCCAAGGAAAAAAACATTACCCAGTACGGAAAGAAAAAAGAGGACCTTATCACAGCGCTTGAAGCTCCTACTCCACCTGCTATTGTTGTCGTGGACTATGGAATCAAGGAATATTCCAAAATGTCCATGAAGCACTTGAAAGCGTTGGCCAAGGAAAGAGGAATGTCCGCCTACAATAATTTAAACCTTGTTGCGTTGAGACAACTTCACGTAGAGTTTGATGCGAGGGAGAAGGAGCTGGGCGAGGCAGTACCGTTGCCTGTGAGCACTGTAACGGAAAGCGTAGAAGCAAAGGAATATTCCTTGACATTACCCGATGGGACGAATTGTGTTATCCCGATTCAAAAGAATGGAATGGTGAATGCCACGCTTCTATGCCAAGCCGGAAACAAAAAATTCAATGATTACGAGCGCTCCAAAAATAACAAGGCTTTCTTTGAAGCACTAAAAAACGAATCGGGAATTTCCGATTCGGAAATGATTCAGACCGTCAGAGGTGGTCATACAAAATTCCAGGGTACATGGGTCCACCGTCTGATTGCGATTGATGTCGCGCGGTGGGTAAATCCTTCCTTTGCCGTCCAAATGACCAAATGGATGGACGAACTCATGACAACAGGGCGTGTCGAACTCCAACGACCTGTCCGTTTCCTCACTAATCTCTCCGAGATGGATATAGAGGCAGAACATCTCGAGATGAAGCACGAGTGGTCCCGTTTTACCAACCGGTTTGTGCTTTATGTCGCGTATATTGGTGACGGATTGGTCAAGGTCGGTTCGAGCGATTGCAAGATTGAAAAGCGGTTGGAGAAACACCAGGGAACCGAGTCACAGTACCCCCAGTTCCGCGTCATTGGTTCTTTCCTCATATCGGGTCGTTGCATCGAGGGTACCCTTCATTCTTTGCTGGAACGGTATCGGAGCCCATTCAACAAGCAAAAAGAGGTGTTTCGACCACCGGGTTCACTGACCGCATTTCTTCAAGAAATCGAGAATCTGTTATTAGACAACGACCTTCGATTACAGCTGGACCTCGCACGGCAACGCATTCATGAGCTCGAGAAGGAAAACTTGAGCCTGCGTGTACAGTTGTTGGAGGCGTAATCCAATTTTTTTCTACTTTTTCAAAAGTAAAAAAAATTACAATACCTTATACTTTCGCGATGTCAAGTGTATGTTTATCTTCTCCGTCTTCGCCAGCTACACCCCCTTTTTTCTTCATATACTCCATCTTTTGTTTCCTCTTGCATACCTTGCAATTGCTTCCCAAACCGTCTCTTGTCGTACTATCCTTGTAGAATTCGTTTTGAAGACGAACGGTCTCGCACAGATTGCACCATTTGTGTGTGGTCGTGTCAAACGTGGGTAATGTCACCACTTTTTTCCTCTTGCGGTCGTCGCCGTACTGCAAGGTCAAATAGCACTCCTTGCAGATGCGTGCATACCCGTCCGACGTACTCTTGTTCCGAAAAAAGGCGTCTCGAGGAAGCATCCGTGACGCCTCGTCGTCCTTGTGCCCAAATCCTCCACACCGCTTGAGATCGGCATCGTAACCCTCGTCCACCTCGATCTCGTCGACCTTGTCCTCCGGAACATTGTGCTGATTAAATTTTTCAAGCTCTTCGTCGGTCTCAACCGTGTAGTCGACATTCAGCATACCAAGGACAAATTCTAGCTTGTCCCTTATTTCTGCAAAAGGAATATCAGAGATAAATTCGCTGTTGTTGGGTTCCAGGTTCTTTTGGTACATGGTTTTCATGAATTTCTCAACCGTGCTATTCTCGTGGGTATACGCCACATACATGAGCTTGCAAAAGGGATTGGAGGTGCGATACCCCGACACCCTATTGGTAATATCCCCGGTCATCCCAATCTTAATCTTGGAGGTGGACTCCGCATCGTCCGTCATCCCAATCATGTTGATGAGGTAAATACAGGCACCCTCCTTGAGCTTGTACAGTTTCTTGCGACGCAAAAACGCATTATGGTTATACGTGATTTTCTTGTATTTTTCCAGCAGGTACCGGTTCTCATTGGTAATGCCGAGGATGTGCTGTTCGGAACGGTCAATCTTGTTATTCAACTCCTCAATTATCCGTTCATAATGCTGGATGATTTGAGCTTCGGTTTTTTCATAACCTAGTTTCACTTCGTCCGTGAACAAAAGCTCACGGACCCATTTGGAAACCTGCAACGCAAACATCGGATTAATCCATTGGGAGAGGTGAATACCGAGGTCGGGATGTACCCATGTGCCTTGTGTGTATTTCGAAGAGTTTCCTTTGTTGACCTCGACTGCTAATTTGTGATATGGGGCACCACATAATGCTTTTTCACTATCCAATTTACCCTCAACAATGTTAATCAGGTTTTTCACCTCTTTCTGTCGCAGCCAATCCGCGATTAATTTTCCACCTACCTTGCATAACTTGGTGGCATGAATGTACCCGTCGTTCCTCATCGGAATGGTAAACTCGGACCCATCCTCCAGCGTCAGCTGGCAGTGGATAATGTTGTTGATTTTTAAAAGCGTTTTGCTTGTCATGTTTTTTTTATACTATTTACGTTGTCTTTAAACCGTTTCAAAAGTTTTTCACGGGGACCTGATTTATCAAGGTTGCCTCGTGTTTTTTGTAATAGAATATGAGGATCGAAAAATAGAGATTCACCCGCCCCACAATGAGGAAAAAAGGTGGTTATGGGAATCCGGAGGTCACAAACAGTCTTCAAAAGACCCTGTAATAGTGTCACTATACCTTTATAAACCCCTCTAAAAAAAAATGTCTTAAATCGCTCTCGGAAAAAAAAATTTTTTTTGATAAATTTTTTTTTTCTTGGGACGTATAAACAAAATTATCAAAAAATATGTCGATTGTCACTTCCAATCTCACCTCTGGTTTTATTGATCTTGCGACCTTTGACGAACTCGAAAAGTACATGTACGGTGGTCCCGACGCCACCGCCTACTTTGTGCGCGCTACCCGCAAATCTACGTGGTTCACGCAGGTGCCCGTGGTTCTTTCAAGGGCCAGTGGAACGCCTGGTTTTGGCCAGGAGTGGTCCGTCCAGATCTCCCGTGCCGGTGATTACCTCATGTACACGTGGCTCCGCCTTCTCCTCCCTCCCATCACCTCCATCCCCGCTATCAGTAGCTTGAGGGACGGCCGCGACGTGACCATCGACACCTATGTCTCTTGGTCCCCCAACGTTGCTCACAACATGATCCGCGAGGCCGCTGTCACCTTTAACGACCTCGTCGCTGCCCGCTTCGACAACTACCAGCTCGATTTCTGGTCCGCCTTCACCACCCCCGCCGGCAAGCAGGTGGGCTACCTGAACATGATTGGTATGACCGATGACCTCATCACCCCCCGCAAGGTCCTCCCCGCCAAGACCCTCAACCTCCCCCTTCCCTTCTTCTACGCCAGGGACAGCGGTGTGGCCCTCCCCACGGCCGCCCTCCCCTACAATGACATGCGCATCCAGTTCTCCCTGCGCAACTACTTTGAGCTCCTCGTGTCATGGGACCTCATCACCTACAACGACACCAACGAGTCCCTGGTCATCTCCCGTGTGCCCGTCCTCGCTGATTTCGGCACCACCCTCCCCGAGCTCTCCTCCGTGCAGGTGTGGGCCAACTACGCCCTCGTCTCCAACGACGAGAGGAAGCGCATGGCCTGTGCCCCACGTGATATTCTTATCGAGCAGGTTCAGACGGCTCCTATCCAGTCCTACAACCCCTTCCAGAACCCCAACCAGTCCTACGACATCCGTTTCTCCCACGCTGTCAAGGTCCTCTTCTTCAGCGTGCGCAACACCACCGTGCCCTCGTACTGGTCCAACTACACCACCCGCGAGACCCTCGCTCTCGGCAAGTCCGATTCCGACGCCTCCCTCGTCATCGACCAGCACTTCCCCGGAAACGACCCCATCACCGAGACGTCTCTCATCTATGAGAACACCCAGCGTCTCGCCAACATGGGCTCGGACTACTACTCCCTCGTCGAGCCCTACTACGCCGCCCCGGTCATCCCCGTCATCCCCGGGTACCACATGTACTCCTATTCCCTGGATTTCATCTGCCTGGACCCTATGGGAAGCACCAACTACGGTAAATTAACCAACGTTTCCATCATCCCTACCGCGTCCGTCGAGGCCCGCTACGTGGCCGAGCCCAAGAACCTCATCGCCGCCGCCCTCCAGACCGGAACCGGTTGCCCTGACAGCACCGTCTTCCAGAGGGCCCAGACGTTCCAATTTATTGTGACGGCGGTGAACAACAATATTATCCGTATATCAGGCGGTGCTCTCGGATTCCCAGTCCTCTAAAGAAGGGGTGGGGGTTCTTTATTTAAAAATAAAGAGATAAAAAAATTGATGGTTTCAACAAATTCCATGTCTATTCGATATCGAATAAACATGTCTCGATACAAAAATTTTTGTGACAAGCTCCAAAGCTTTCACCTACAAATGCTCGCTACGGACACCGAATTCAAGGAAAATAACAAGGTTCGTTTTCAGTGCCAAGAGGGTCATGAATCGGTTATTACAGCGGCGTCGTTCATTAACAAGACGGCACCGAAAAATATTGGTAAGGTCAAGTCGCTCTGTACAGAGTGTAATACCATGCTCCTCAAGGCGGAGGAAGCGAAAGAAATTACTGAAAAGTTGGGGTTCGAATTTTTGCGTCTGGAGAGGCATACGAGCAACAAGGATAGTAAGGTCGTACATTATCGTTGCACGTGCGGGAACGAGTCGTCGACGGACCTTCGAAATCTCAAAAAGACAGACCGACAATCTCACTGTCCAAAGTGTCAGAACGACCCTTACAAGGTGGACTATGACATCCTCAAGAAGAATTTTGAAGACCGCCGATGTGTCCTGCTGACACCCAAGGAAGACTATAAGAATAATAAACAAAGGCTCGATTTCCGTTGCGTCTGTGGGAACGAATCCGTGATTGTGTACCAGGACTTATTGAGAGGACGGCTCTGTATGGGGTGTAAGGGGGAGCGGGCGGAGGCGACCTCACAAAAAATCTACGGGGTAAGCAACCCATCCAAGAGTGAGGAGGTCAAAAGGAAGATTGTGGAAACGACCGTCAGAAATCACGGTGTAGAGTATGCCCAACAGAATCCAGCTGTTCGAGCCAAGACAGATGCGACGTCCTTAAAGAAATATGGCAAGCTTCGCGCCTTTTTGTTGCCAGAGGTATTCGAGAAGATACGCAAAACACACAAGGCCAAGTATGGCGTCGAGTTTCCTCTACAAGCCAAGGAAATTCAGGATAAAATTAGCCTGACCTTTATGAGAACGCTAGGTGCGACTCGACCCTTTCTTTCAGAAACATTTTTGGAGAGCATGAAGGAAAAGTACGGGCACGAATGGTTCTGTTGTACAAAAGCCTTTAAGGAAATTATGCTTGAAAAGTATGGTTCCGAGCATTATGTCACCTCGGACCATTGCAAGAAGCAGATGATGGACAGGTTCGGTTCCGAGCACTATGTCACCTCGGACCATTGCAAGAAGCAAATGATGGACAGGTTTGGTTCCGAGCATTATGTCACCTCGGACCATTGCAAGAAGCAGATGATGGACAGGTTCGGTTCCGAGCATTATGTCACCTCGGACCATTGCAAGAAGCAAATGATGGACAGGTTCGGTTCCGAGTATTTCATCACGTCGCAAAAGTACCGCGACTATATGTTGAAGACGTACGGTGCCGAATCGGCGATGCAGTGCCCCGAGCTATTCCGCAAGGCACAAGCCTCGTCGTTTTGTAGG